GTCGGCCGCACACACCACGCCCTGCGCGTTGGGGTTGTGATCGCTGGCACCGGCCGCGTGCGACTGGTCGCCGATCGTGTCCACCCGGGTGCCCGGGTAGAGGCTGCGCACCTCGGCGCGCAGCACCTCGAGGGAGCGGGCAAGCCTCCAGCCACCCATCTATGCCACCCTCCAGATCGTCAGGTTCGGGGTGCGCGACGTCTGCGCGATTGACAGGGATCCGCCGGACGTCTGGAGCACCCGTGCGTCCACCGTCGCACCAGCGGTCAGCAGCACCGGCTTACCGCCGACGGTGAGTGGGTGGGTGACAGAGCCGATGCTGGGTGCCGCGTCGTCGCCGAGCAGGCTGCCGCTGACGTAGATCGACAGCCGGCGGTACCCGCTGGTGTTGGCGGCCCAGCGGACCGAGCAGCTCAGGACGTAGATGCCGTCGGCCGGGATCGTGATCGCGCTCGACCCGGACGTGAACGTGAAGCCGACGTTCTGATCGATGACGTCCCAGGTCAGGGCGGTCTCCGAGTTGTTGTTGATACTCTGCCCCGTCGACTGCCTGAGCTCCAGCCCGATGGTGGTGTTGAGCCGGTCCGGGGTAATCCGCATCCCCGACGCCCACGAATTGATCGCCATCATCCCTCCCTCTACAGGCTTACGACGGCCGGATACGCCACGTCGACCGCCGTCCCGAGCGGCCAGTCCCGCAGCACCCCGTTGACCCCACGCCGGGACAGGTGGACCGTTTGCGACCCATCCATGTCCGGCAGCTCGATCTCGGCGACCTCGCACACCTCGCCGCCCGGGCCGCCGAGGGTGATCAGCATCGGGCAGTCGGCCGGGTCGGTGGTCCACGGCCCGTTCTCCGGCGTGGACACGATGGACAGGGTGAGGTCGTCGGGGTCGGCGATCATCACCACGTCGGTGACCGTACCGTCGGCGCCCACCCGGTACAGGTCGGAGCCGACGGTGGCGACGTACCACGGGCCACCCGGGGTGGTCGTCCAGGTGATGTCCCAGCGGTACCGGTCCAGCGTCTCGGTGTATCCCTGCACCATCTGGTCGGCCGGTCCAGGCGGCAGCCAGGCCGGCAGATCGTCGAGCGCGAGCATGTCACCGGAGTCGACGGCGACGACCTCATGGACCCAATCGGGATCGCCGCGCACGGGCCGGGACATCATGTTGACGGTCACGCTCGGGTACCGGGCCTCATCCCAGGTGCCGAGGTGCTTACGCCAGTGCGCCTGGCCGGCCAGCTGGTCGTCGGATGCCACGTTGACGGTCACGCTGGTCGCGTACCGGCCGACCCCGTTGGTGTCTTCCGATGGCGGATTGACGTTCAGCGGCCCCGACGTCTGCACCGCGCGCACCGACCCGCCGCCCGGACGGGAGACGGTGACATCGTTGCGCGTGAGCTGGTCGTCGTCGACTGGTTCCAGCGGCTGGGTGGTGTAGCCGTACGGCACGACCAGGGCGTCCTGGTTGTAGAGGCTGGAGCGCAGACGGGCCACCAGGCCGGGGCGGCCGCGGTCCTCGTACAGCAGGCCCACATCGGCGTCGGCGGCCTCCTGCATCAGCTCAAGGAACGTTGCCGGGCGTTGCGGTCCCATCGGCTCACCGGATCCGGTCCCGACGACAATGATCGGCACGCCTTCTTCAGTGGCCAGCCGTATCAGCCGGGCGGCGACGTTCTCCCCGGCGTAGCCGTCCACGGCGGCGAAGAACGCCCTGGTGACGAACGGCAACTCCTTGGCGGCGACCACCAGGTGGCCGACAGCAGCGTCGGTCATGCCGGTCGATCCGGGGACCTCGACGCGCAGCACCCGCCCGACGGTGCCGGTGTACGACTGAGTGCCAGTGGTGTAGGCGAACGGCGGCGAGCTGGCTGGTCGCCACACGGACAGCCACTGGACGGAGCTGCCGGACTGCCGGGCGCTGATGAAGAAGGACACCCAGGCGCCCGGCTCGGCGCCCGAGCCGTAGGAGCTGTCGACGGAGACGACCGTTGACCCGCTGCCATTGACTCCCCGCCATCCGTAGCGGGTGGAGCCGCACCAGATATCCCAGCGTGCGACGGTGCCGGTGGTGTAGATGCTGACCATGGTCGTTTCGGCGGATGGTGTCGCCGGCAGGCGGATGCACCACACGACACTCCACTCGGTGGGGGCGGCGGTCATCTGCACCGATGCGGTGATTCGGGACGACGCCGAGGACAGCTTCGCCAGCGGGGCGGACCCGGGCAGTGTGTCGTCGGCGGCGAACTCGACGTCGACGACGGCGGCAGGCAGGCCGCCAGACAGCGCCGACGACGCACCGGACGCCTCCCGCTCGTCTTCCATCGGCCAATAGCCGTCCGGCTCCTGGGACAGGATCTGGCGGGCCAGCGGGGACCGGAGCGGGTCCGCGCCCTGCCCGAGTCGACGGAGCACCCCTGCCGCCTCGATCGGCACCCACCGGTCGGAGCCGGACAGGTCCCACCGTGGCGGCCAGTCGGGCACCTCGCCGATGAAGCGGTAGCGGTCATTGACGATGCCCGCGCCGACGAACCGCCACGGCCTGCCGGCGGCGTCGACCAGGGCGTCGACCGGTGGGGTGTCGCGGAAGTCGGGCGCGGCTACTACCGTGCCGTCGATGCCGTCCCGCACCTCGGCCCGGTAGTAGCGGCCGGCGGCGCCGTCGATCGTGAACGAGGGCTCGTAGCCGAGCGTGAGATCGTCGGTGCCGCTGTAGATGGATGTGGGGCCGACACCGGAGTAGCTGATGGCGGCGCCGAGCTGCGTCCACGGCCCGTCGAGCGTGTCCGCGGTGTAGAAGGTGACGGTCCAGCCGCCGGCGCCGTTGTCGACGTCGAGGGTGACGCGGACCGCGAGCCGGCCTTCGGTGACCGGGATCGGTTCAAGAGATGCCGCGTTGGTGCCGACGTCGGAGGTGCCCTCGCTGGTCCAGTCGATCAGCAGGTGTCCGCCGAACAGGTACACCGCCCACGACCGCTGGTCACCGAGGTGGTTGTACTTCGAGATCAGGGTGCCGTTCGCCGTCCAGTCCAGGTCGGCCTCGACGCGCACGTCGAGGTCGCCGGTGATGTCGAGGGATGGGTCGTCGGGGGTGATGGCGTTCCCGCGCGACGACACGTACAGGTAGCTTTCGCTGGGGAGATCCGGCATGCTGATCCGGATCGGCGTGTTGCGACCCAACAGACCGAAGTACGGCGAGCGCGGGTTGCGGCTGGAGTACTTGCCGGCCCTGTTGTTGATGAACAGGGCCGCCTTGCCGTGGTCGGCCTGCTGGCCCTCCGCCGACCGGCCACGGGTGATGCTGATGCCACTGCCGTGGCTCGCCTTGCCCATCCGCACGTCCGGGGTGATGTCCACCCACTCGCCGCCGATCATCAGCTCGATCAGCAGCCGGTACGGGGGCGTCATATGCTGGTCCCGTACGCGCGCTGGACATCGCCGCCGAGGCGCCGGGTGGCGCCACGCAGCATCTCCACCAGCAGGGTGCTGGCGCGGCTGCCGTCCGGCTGGATCACGACGACCGTCTCCCGGTCGCCGCCGGCTGCGGCGAAGGCGCGGGCGCCGCGCGGCAGCGGGACCACCGCCTCGTCCTGGCCGCCTTCGCCGAGGACGGCGAGTCGGCCGCCGGGAGTTGCCGGGACGATGCCGCCCTCAGCCAGGTACGGAATGTTCGGCGTGTGGAGGGTGATCGATGGGATGTCGATTCCGAGGATCGACCCGCCGCCGAGCGTCAGGCTGAAGTTGTTCCACTTGCCGATCAGCCAGTTGACCGCGCTCTTGAAGCTGGTTTTCAGCCCGTTCCACAGGTTCCGGGTCGCGGCCGTGATCCGGCCCGGAAGCGCTTTGAAGAATCCGACCAGCGCGTTGAACTTGTCCTTGATCCAGTTCCACACGGCCGTCGCACCGGATTTGATCTTGTCCCAATACTTGGTGATCAGATAGACGGCCATGCCAACCGGGCCGGTGATGATCCCCAGCAGCAGCGGCCAGTTCTCCTTGATCCAGTCCCACACCCACTTGATCGCCGACCAGATCACGTTCCACACGGCCTTCCAGAAGTTCCGGAAGCCTTCGCACTTGTTCCACAGCAGCGCGAAGATCGCGATCACTCCGAGTACCGCCGCGATGATCAGGCCGATCGGCCCGAGCGAGATCAGCCAGGCCAGCGCGATACGGGCGGCGTTGAGCAGCGCCTGCGCACCCATCAGCACCCAGCCGGCCACCGTGCGGGCCACCGTGACCGCCATGCTCGCGGTCGCCCGCGCGGCCTGGGCCACCATCGTGGCCCCCCACCGCGCCACCGCCGCCGTCCAGCGGCCCACCGCGGCAACCGCCTTCCCGGCAGCCTTGCCCGCCTCGATCGAAGCGGCGACGAACTTCGTGATCGCCACCGTGGCCAAGGCACCGGAGATGATGCCGGCGAGCACCTTCGCCGCCGTCTGGTTCCGTTCGATCCACCCGACGGCCTTGGCCAGGGCGTCGATCAGCCCGGCCTCCACCTGCCGGCGGAACCGCTCCACCTTGGCGCCCGCCGTCTCCGCGATCGTGTCGCCGGCTCGCTCGGTCGCCCCGGCCAGCCCCGACATCTCGGCGGCGGCCGTGGACAGGTCCATCGCGTACAGCGCCGCACCCAGGTCCTCGCTCTGCGTACCGAACAGGCCGAACGCGATCTGCGCGGCGTTTGTCTGACCCTGGGTCTTCCGGAGCCGATCGAGCACCTGATCCAGTGCCTTCGACGCGGCCGGGCCGCCGGTCGCGAACGCCTTCTGCATCTCCTTGGCGTTCAGGCCGAGCGCCTTGAAGGACTTCGCGGCGTCCTCGCTGCCGTCCACGGCCCGGATCGACAGCTCCTTCAGCGCGTCCGCAGCGATGTCCGAGTCCCGGGCGCCGGCCTGGACCGCCTGCGACAGCAGCCCGAGCGCCCTCGGCCCGTCCAGGCCGAGCTTGCGGAACTGGGTGCCGTACTCGTTGACGGTGTCCAGCAGGTCCTCGGACTTGTTGACGCCCCGCTGGGTGGCCGTGACCAGCAGGTCCATCGCCTGCTCGGCAGAGTCGGCCATGCCGGTACGCAGCATCTGCGACACGGCGGCCGACACCCGGCCGGCTTCCTCGTTCAGCACGGTGCCGACCGTCATCAGCTTCTGCACGGTCGCCTGCGACGTCTGGTCGGCAATGGTGGAGACGTCGACCAGCCCGTTCTGCGCGGCGGCCCGGATCGCGTCGGTGACCGTCGGCATGTCCTCACCGAACCCGGCCGCGTACAGCTGGCCGGCCGCCCGGCCGATCTCACCGACCTCGTCAGGGGTCGCGCCGAGCTGCGCGGCGAGCACCCCGGACAGCTTCGAGTTCTCCAGCCCCTTCACGGCGGCGGCAGCCACCGCGGCGCCGATGGCGACACCGGCCACCGCGGCGGACTGCTTCATCCGGTCCCAGGTCCGGTCGAAGGTGGACCGGATCTTACCGGCGCCCTTTTCGGCGCCGGACGGGTCGACGCCGATCTTGATCAGCAGATCCTCCAGGGTCGCCACCGTCGCCCCCTCCCTGTGTCAGGTCGCGGCCACCCAGAGACCGGTTGAGCTGGCGGATGACGGCCAGGTGGTCTTGCGGGGTCTGCTCCACCGCATGCCGGCGGCCTCGATCCCACGTGGGAATGAAGTCCTCCGGCGTGAACCGCTTGCCGCGTTTGCCGCGGTTGGCGTTGGCGATCGTGCTCGCGATGATCGCGGCCTGGATGTCGGCCCGACGGGGTCCGAGCGGGCCGGTGATCCGCTCGTACGCCATCCAGTCGGTCAGCTCCCGGGCGCTGACCCGGGCCAGTAGCTCCCCGACCGTGTAGCCGAGGTGTGCTGCTAGTCGGTGGTAGAAGAGCCGCTCGGGGCGGCGTCGGAGTTTCCCTCCGCCGCCTCCACCGCGCCGTCGTCCATGCCCGACAGCCGCCGGGCGACGTCGAACAGCCGGTCGACCACCGCGCCGGCCTTCTTCCCAAGCCGGTTAGCGTCGTCGTCGGCGAAGACCCGCTCGCCGCTCGACGGGTCGTACAGGCACTTCACCAAGAAACGCGACCGGAAGTTCCGCATCGCGGTTTCGAGGTTGCCGCCGGACTGCCGGGCGGCCGCCATCCGCGCCTCGTAGGCGTCCCGATCGGCGCCGGACAGGCCGCGCACCTGCACCGTGACACCCCACTCCGGCACCGGCACGTCCTCCGACGGGATGTCGTCGGCGGCGAGGATCAGATCCCGCAGGCTCGTCACGGTCAGCTCCCCGTCGCGGCCAGGACCGGCTTGCCACTGATCTTCACGGTCATGCTCCGGGACATCTTGTCGTCGTACGGGAACTCGTCGCTCAGCTCGGTAAGGACGCCGCCGAACGTCCACGTGTACTCGTCCTCGGTGTCGGGCAGGATGACGATCTGGTAGTTGCGCGGGTCGACGTCGTCGAAGTCGTCGTCCAGGTCGTGGGTCGCCTCGCCGGGATCGTAGTTGATCTCCAGCGACACCTCGCCGCCGTCCTTCAGGCCACCAATGAACTCCATCCAGCCGTCCTCGGAGTCGTGCGCGGTGACGTCGATCGTCTCCCGCGACCGGGACGGCCCCGAGATGCTGGTGACGTTCGCGATGGTCGTGAACATTTCCGGCGATCCGCCGTCGCCCCGCTTGAACAGCGTGCCGAACGCGTTACGTCCGCTCATGCCCTCTCACTCCTGCTCCTGTGCTGTGACGATCCGGAACCGGATCACGTGGTGACGCACCCGCGGGTCCGGGTCCGTCAGCGCCTGGTCGAACTCGTGCCGGATCGCCACGATGCGATGCCCGTCGACGTCCAACCGCTGCTCCTGGTGATCGAGCAGTTCGACGATCCGAGCCGCGATCGCCTGCCCCTGCGCGTTGCCGCGCGCCTCGGTCCACACGTGGATCGTCACGGTGATTTCGCGGCCGAAGCTGGACAAGTCGTTGTCCGGCACCGACAGGTGGTCGCCAATCCGCACGTACGGCTTGGTCTTGTCCTCCGGCACCTGGTCGTACACGCCGACGACCATGCCGGCCAGGGTCGTATCGCTGGTCAGCCGCCGGTAGATCGCCACCTGCACCGGGTGGATCGGCGATCGGGACACCGGGGCGGTCACTTGACGATCTTTCGTAGCGACGCGTCGACGGAGTCCACCAGCCGCCGCCGAAACCGTCGCCGGGACAGCGCGGCCGCCGGCTCGGCGAACGGCTGCTCTGGCGTGTCCTCGGTGCCGTGCTCGACGAACGTGGCGTACCGGGCGGTCGCGGCGGCGGTGCCGGACAGCCCGTCCTGGCTGATCTCCGCCTGGATGCTGTCGGCGAGGGTGCCGGTGTCCCGTGGGGCGAGCCGCCGCATGTCGTCGGCCACCTCGCGGGTTTCGTCGGCGACGGCCGCCCGTACTCCGTCCTTGATCCGGGTCGGCAACAACTTCAGCACCTTCGCCAGTTGGTCCATGCCCTCGACGGTGACCGTCTGCTCGCGAGCCATCAGACGCCCCTTCCCACGCATGCCGGGTTGTCGACCGATTCACCCACGGTGGGCCGCCTTATACTGGTCGACCACCGTCTGCGGGATCTTTCCCCGCGGCGACACCTCGATGCCCTGCTTGGCCGCCCACGCCCGGATGGCGGCGCGCCGGTCGGCGTCGCCCTGGCTCTGCCCGTCGCCGTCCGGCTCGGGCATCCGTAGGGTGACCGGTATCGGGGTCCAGGCGTGCGGGTAGGCCAGGACGGCGGGGTGGCTGGCGTGCGCCGTCGTCTTGCCTCGACGCAGCATGTACCGGTGGCCGCCGACGCGCAGCTCGCCGGTACGCGTGGCAATCACGATCTCAGGCATGGATGCCTGCCCTCTCTCGTAGCGTGCGGACCGCCACCACGTCGGCGGCCAGCCGGGATTGCTTCCACCTGCGGTACGCGACTCGATCACGGCGGTACTGGTCACGCGAGTTGACCCGCCGGTACTGGTCGTCGTCGGCCGCCTTCCCGGCGACCGGGTGCATGTGCTCGACCAGCACATCCGGCAGATAGTGGATACACCCTGCCGAGATGCCAAGGTCCAGCACTGCGTTGTCGCAGTACAGATGCTCGACCGGCGCCGGGACCATGCGCCCTAGGGCGCGGACGATGTCGCTGGTCATCGCCCACTGCGTCGGCAGCCGCTTCCCCTGGTAGCCGTCGTCGCCATAGACGATGCCGGTACCGAGCCGACGCAACTCCTCGACGTACCGTGCCGCCCACCCTGGCGTGCGCGGCACGTGGTCGTCGCCAGCAAACCCGATCGACCAGTACGTCTCGCGGGCATCGGCGGCCACGAGGTCGAGCTTGCGCACCATCGGCATCCACCGGGGCACCTCGTACCGGGACACCGGCGCGGTGCCGGGCTCGTCGGGTACCGCCTGCCGGTAGCCGTCGATGGCCGGGTCGTCGGCGTCGACCACCCACACGAGATGGGCCACGTCCAGGGCGCCGGTCGCCCGCCACGCGTCGACCACCCGGGCCACCGAGCCGGGGCGCCCGCGCGAGGGCACGATCACCAGCAGATCGGCCATCAGCTCGACCCCGGATGCCACGCGAAGTACGGGTGCTCGACCACCGGCGGCCGCTCGAAGTCACGCTGGATCTGGTCCGGCCGCTGCCATGCGGACACGTCGGCCGACCACAGGTAGTGGTACAGCACTTTGTCGATGTATTCCTCGGTTCGCACGAACGGGCGGACCTGCTTCACCCATGCCCGGTCCTCGGCCCGGCCAGGCCGCACGCCGCGGAAGTTGCCGCGTAGGGCCAGGTTGCGGCGGATCGGGTCGATGTGGGTGAAGTCCCGGCACAGCAAGCCGTCAGGTCGTCTGTACCAACGGCGATGGCGCAGGCTGTGGTCGCACAGCCCGGCCGGAACGCCTTCCGAGTAGTACTGGACCTGGAAGCCGACATGGTCCGGGCGGCCCGTCGCCATTGCGTGAACGATGTCGGCCACATAGGACTCTGCGACCAGGTCGTCGTCGTCCACGAAGCTGACGTAGTCGGTGTCGGCCGCCTCGACCAGGCCTTGCCGGATACTGCCGAGCGTCGGCCGCCCGTTGTTCCACCACGCCAGCGCCCGCACCCGGCCGGCGTGCTCGTCAAGCTGGGGTAGCAGAACGTCCAGGAGCCGCCGGAACAGTGCCTCGCGCTGGCCGATCGTGGGGATCAGGATCGTCCATGTCGGGTCAGCCACCGGTCACCTCCGCTTCGATTCGCTCGCAGTCGGCCCGCAGGTACGCCGGCTCGCTTGGGGTGAACACGGCCTTCACCCGGTACGTCTCGCCGGCGCCAACGAGCTCGTCACCGCGACGCACGTCCGCGTCGGGCTGTAGGTAGACGGCCAGGGTGAGGACGGCCCCGCCCTGCATCGCGGCGATTCGCTCGGCGGCGGACGGCTGCGACACCCGGGCTCGCACCGTGCCGACCTGCGTCCGGACCGTGGTCTGACCGCCGGCCCCGTCATCGCCGGTGGTGGTCCGCCACACGGCCAGGAGGCGAGGCAGCTCGTGAGCGCCGATCGGGAGAGTCACCAGATGATCTCCGTGTCGTCGCCGCCGTACGGCGAGGCCAGAGTCACCGCGGCGAAGGATGATCCGCCTGCTGCTTTCCGGATCGCTCGCTCCTCGGCTTCGGTCAGGTAGACGGCCTCGCCGCCCTCGCGTCCGGTCCGGTCCCAGCTCTTCGAGCTGTCGCCGATCGACCTTTGCGTCAGGGCTTCCGGGTTGGTGAAAGCCCGGTAGGCAACGTCGAGGCAGATCCGGCGAACCCGGGCCGGCACGTCGACCAGCTGGCCGGCATCGTCGGTCCAGGTGGTGTCCGCCACGTCCCGGATCAGCTCGGACGCCTCGGCCAGGCACTCGGTGGCCCGGTCCGCCTCGGCCCCGGTCGGGATGTATCCGAGCTTCTTGCCCAGCTGCTCGAGGGTCGCCAACGGCAGCAGGTCGGCGTCGGCCATCATTCGTCCTTCCCCGTACCGCCCGGCCCGGCGGTCGAGCCGGGCGGTTCCTCCCACGGGATCGGGTCGCCGCCGGCCGCGTCGGGCACGAGCACAGCGCCCGGCTCCCGATGCGCGGCGCGGCGACGCCGCAGCTCGTCCGTGGGTGTCCAGCGGCCGTCGTCGCTGGACGATGTCGGTTGGCTCACGACCCAGCGGTGATCTTGACGGCACGCATCAGCGACATGGTCGACTCCGGGTCGGTCGGGTCGTCCGGGTCCTCGACGGTCGCGGTGCCGACCCAGGTGTTGACCAGGGATCGATCGGTCGTCTCGGCATAGTTGTAGTCCATGATCCAGCGGACCGAGATGCCGCCGAACGAGGCGGTCGCGCCGAGCTGCTCGGCCTCACCCAGCCCCCGGGTCGCCCCCATCGACACGCCCTGCGGCACGCGCGGCGCTCGGGCGGCGAGGACGAACGCGGTCCGGTGGTAGGCGTACGCGACGTCCTCCTCGATGCCGTTGGACGGCACCACGTTGAACCCGGCGATCCGACCGATCGTCGCCTCCCGCAGCGCGTCTGTCGCGTCTGCCCCGATCGAGTCGAACCGCACGAACCGGTCGCTGTTGAGGATCTCCTCCTCGACGGCGGACCCGACCAGCAGCGTCCGGTTCGCCCCGGGCACGTTCTTGTCGTTGAGCAGCCGGCGCGCTCGGGTAGCGACCTTGTACCAGTCCGTGTCGCTCAAGTCGAGGAAGTCGGCGTCGGTGGGGTCGATCGTCATCGCCGGGTCGTAGCTGGCGCTCTCGATCTCGGCGATGATCTGGTCCTCGACGCCCTCGGCGACCGCCCGGATCTGCGGCATCAGGATCTGGGTCCCGAAGTCGGCGATGTCGAGGCTGAACTCCTCGTCGGTGATCGCGGCCCCGTTGTAGACGTCCGTGGTGAGCTTCACCGGGACACCGAACTCGGCCGAGGTGTCGTTGGTGATCGCGGTGCCAGCCCGCAGGGTGCGCGTGCGGGCGGTCCGGCGAGCCGGCACCCGCATGGTGACCGTGTCGTTCAGGGCGCCGATGAACTCGCCCGGGTTGATCGCGTCGGTCCACACGGTACGGGCCACGACCAGCTCTCGGAAGAGCAGGCCGACCGCAGTCCGAGCGATGATGCTCGGCTTCAGGAAGGTGTTCGGCATCGTTTCTCGCTTTCCTCGCGGCCGGCCGTTCGCCGGCGGCGTCGTTACAGCCGCGGCACCATCGCCGCGAGCTTCATGGGGTCGGTCTCGTCAGGACCACTGCTGGGCACGGCCGTGCCGGAGCGCAGCGCCTCGCGCGGTCGCGTCCGGGTGCCGGACTGGCTGTCGCCGCCCGTGGCCCGCGCGGTGACTGGCTTGCCGTCGTCGGATCCGCTGCTGTCCTTGTCGCCTCCGCTGTCGCCGCCCTTGTCGGCGGCGGCCGGCCTCCACTCGGCCAGCAATTCATCGGCGTCGGCCAGCAGCTCCTCGCGGGTGGAACCCTGCAACCGTCGCGCCTGCTTCGCGGTCAGCCCTTTCGCTTCGGCGACCTCGGCGCGCAGCGCGGCCAGCTCTGCCTTCGCGGCACGCTCTTCGAGGCTCTTGACCTGCTCAGCCAGCTTGTCCAGCGCCGACTTCGACCTGTCCGCGTCGGCGGCACGCGCCTTCAGCTCGTCGTAGTCGGCGTACTTCTCGCGCTCCCGCGCCAGCCGGTCCCGCACGATGCGGTCAACCTCGGCCTGCGTGAACGTCTTTTCCCCGGTCACGGTGTCTTCTGCCATTCCGGATTCCTCCGTTGTCTCCGGCCCGTAGGCCGTGTCACCCCGCACTCCCGACGGTGCGGGTGGTCTACTCGCCGCCGCCGGCCAGGTAGCGGCGGTAGGCGTTCAGCGCCGGGTTCGCCGACGACCGGACCCGTTCGCCGTCCAGGCGCTGCTGCGCGGCCAGCTTCTGCGCGGCCTCCCACTCACGCCGGTACGCCAGCGCTTGTTCCGACGGGCGATCCCCGGCGTACGCCGGCTCCACCGTGCAACCGCACGAGTCGTGGGCCTCGAACCGCGCCGACCGCTCCGCTCGGTAGGCGGGGCCGCGGCTGGCCAGCATCCGGCAGAACGCGCACGCGGCGCCGCTCGTGACCCTGGCCCATCCGGTCGCCTGCCGGTCGGCGGCCACGCTGTGTAGCAACGTCATCCGACCGCCGGTAAGGATCAGCTTCGTCAGTGCGCCGGCCGCCCGCACGAACCCGTCACGACTGGCAACCTCCAGTGACCGGCCAGCGCGCCGCGAGTCGATGATCCCGGCAAGCGCGGCGCCCCGGATCTGCGCGGCCATCACGTCGGCCGGCAGCGGCTGGGCCAGTACCGGGGTCGCCGTCCCCGGTACCCGCTCGGCCGCCCGGAACAGCCGGTAGTAGCCGGCGGCCAGACCAGCCGAGTCCGCGTACCGAGCGCCAGCCAGGATCACCGCCGCCCGCACGAACGTGCCGATCGTGCCGGACAGGTCGGTCGGGTCCACCATCCGCCACAAGGCCAGCAGATCCCGCAGCGACCCGGCCCGCAGCGCCAACTGCTGCGCGGCGTGCTCCCGGGTCAGCGCGGCGCCTTCCACCGTGCGGGCCACTACGCGCCTACCCCGGACGGCAGGATCAGGCCCGACGGTGTGGTCCGCTCGCCGCCGGTCGCCGTCGACGGAGCGGCCGCCTGCCGGTCCAGCATCGCCGTCAGGCTCGCGATCGAGTCCCCGGCCGCGCGGGTCGCCCGCCAGCGGCGGATGTCCTGCTGCGTCACGCCGGGGATCCGGTCCCACAGCTCCTCCGGCGGCACACCGAGCATCTGGGAGATCTTGCCCAGCCCGTCGACGATCGCGCCGAACGCGCGCGCGCTGGTGTCCCGCCACACCACCTGCACGTCGTCGGGGACCTTGACGCCGATGAGGTCGCCGATCGCCTGGGCGAGCTGCTCATGCGACTCGCCCATGCCGACCTTGCGTTCTTCGACCTTGCGGTCACGTCCCGCCTCTGCCGCGGCGAGCGCCTCGGCGGACAGGTTGACCAACTCGCCGATCAGCTCATGCACCGGTGTCTGCGACAGGGTCGCGGCATACTTCATCGACGCCTCGCGCGACCGCAGGTAGCCGTCGAGGGTCGTCTCGGAGAACTCGCCGAGACGCATGTCGTCGGGGTGCTCTTCGAACGTCCACATCTGCGACGCGCCGGCCTTCATCTTCTGGGCGCGATTCTCCGGCGTCCAGCCAACGATCCACCGCTGCCGCAACGCCGAGTACCATTCGGCGGCCTTGAGCAGGAAGCTGGTCACGTCGGACTGGTCCTGCAACGTCATCAGCGGCGCCACCTGGCCGACCACAATCCGAGTCGACCGGCCAGCCCGAGCGTCAGGAACGTACTGCTCCGGCTCGTCGTCGTCGTCCAGGTCCTCGGCATCCTTGTACCGGACCACCGGGCAGTACTCCAGCCCATGCTCCGCCGGCTCTGCCGCCAGCCCGAACCGCCTCTTGTCGTCCCGGCTGAGCCGGTAGACGTGGGTCTCGTCGTAGACCCGCCACGACCCGTCCCACCGGCGCTCGAACGCGTACCGCGGCCAGTCCGGGTCATCGCCGTAGACGGCGGTCAGCTTCCGGGGCGACAACGGTCGGACCACCGGCATCGGATCACCCCGGGTGACGACCATGTAGGCCGTGCCGTAGGTGAACGCCGCCCGGTACAGCCCCGACTGGCCCCGGTCCAGCCGGTTCGCCTGCCACACCGCCCACACCGGCGACGCCACATCGGTCGGCCCGTCCTCACGTTCCTCCGTCACCCTGATGCCGTCGGTATACATCGACTCCGTCAGAGAGTTGATCACGATAGCGATCAGGTTGATCCGGGAAATCCGGGCCGCCTCACGGATCTCAGCCGGCGCGTCGGCGGGGATCACCAGCGGGAGCGGCTGCTTACCGGTCGCGTACCGGCGCAGCGTGTCCAACTCGACACGGTCACGCTCCTGGATGCCGTACAGCTCGTCGGCCAGCTCCACCACCTCGGCGGCGCTCATCGGCATCTCAGAACACCGCCCTCCTGCTGCCTGCGGTTCGCTGCCGCACCCTGCCCGAGTTCAGCGCGAGGCGCCACCCCATCCGGGCGCCGACCATGCACACCGCCAGGTCAACCAGCTTGTTCGAGTCGCGAGTGACCTTGCCCAGCGACACGCCCCACGGGTTGGTCCGACGCCGCGCGTTGTGGACGTGCATCCGCAGCGCCGCCGACCCGTCGTGGGTCAACGTGCCGTGCTCGTCGATATCGGCCGCCGTTTGCATCGCAGCCAAGGTGAACTGCTGGTTGCGCTGGACGCCGCCCGGCATCTTGATCCTCATGTCGAACAGCACGCTGTGACCGGCCTTCGCCCCGCCAGTCGCCCACACCCGCAGCCGACGCCGGAAGTCGCGGTGCCAGGCGTCAATCGTCGGCATCCAGTACAGGTGCTCGTCCTCGTCGTCCCGGGCCGGTGACGGGTCCACCCCGAACCACACCACCTTGTACCGGTCGAACGCCGCCCGCACGGTCGCGTCGACCTCGTGCCGCGGCGCCAACCAGCCTTTGCCCCGGTCGCCGTGCGGACGCTGCCACATGCCGAGCACGAACACGTGCCCGTCGGAAACCCGGCAGCCAACCAGCCCGGTAGCGTCCCCCGACTTCGAGCAGTCCAGAAACATGGTGATCTGCTCCCGGTCGGCCACCACGACGTCCGGCCGGGCCAGCGCGTCGAACTTCCGCGGGTCAACCCACGCGTCCTCGCGGGCCGCCAACCCGTTCAGGTAGTAGCGGATCGAGTCGGCGACGCTGGTTGACGGGTCCAGCACCTCTCCGTCCAAGCGCTCGAGGTCGGCCCACGGCGCGTCTGCGTACGCGGCCCGCAGCCCTTCCCGGCGGGAGGTGTCGTCGTACAGGTCCGTGTCCGGCGGCGCCTCGATCGAGTCGTAGAGGATGTCCCGCCGGGCCGCCTGCCCGGACACCTGCGCCTGCCAGGCGTTGAACGACCGCTCCGCTTCCGAGTCGTTGCCCGGCACGTGCGCGTTCGTCATCTCGCACACCCGCGCCTGCAACTCGGCGGGGCTCTTGCCGACGTTCCGCCGGGCCACCGCCGCCACCTTGTGACCGCCTGACGACTCGGTCATGTGGTGCGACTCGTTGAGCAGGATGAACGTCGCCGGGTCGCCCTCGGCGGTCTTCTCACTGGCGGTCAGGATCTCCGCCCGGCCACCCGAGTCCTTCAGGATCGTCCGCGTCTCCCCGCAGTCGATCCCGTAGTAGTCGCGGGTCTCCCGGCACAGCATCGCGTTCGCCACCCGCAGCACATCCTTGGACTGCGCCTCCGAGTTCGAGGCGATCTGCACCAACGGCATATGGTGGCGGACACCCACCCACCGGCCGTCCTGCCGCACGAGGTGGGACGGGCCGATCAGCTCGATGTTGCACAGCGCCGCCCCGAACGGGTCTTTGCCCGTCCCTTTGGCGCCCCGGCGAACGCCACGCCGGTACAACCAGCGGCCAGTGCGCGGGTCGAACGCGTACCACAGGTGCAGGAACCGTCGCTGACCCGGGGTGAACGCCCAAACGTCGCCGGTCAGGTGATGGATCAAGCCCGGCTCGCCGGTCAGGTCATAGGTCCGCCACTCAGCCCAACCGATGATCTGCGGGCCGATCGACGGCGGCAGATCAGCCAGGTCCTCCGGCCACGGCAACGTACACCACGCCCTGGTCCCGTACCACCGGTCGACGTAATAGCCCGGCGGCAGCTCCAGGTCATCCGCCGTAAAGCTCGCGATAGTCGTCAAGCTTCACCACCCCGGCCGCCGACTCGACCGGCGCCTCCTTCTTCGGCTCGACGTACCGGATCCGCAGATCGCGGCGGGCATCCAACGTCGTGCCCAGCAGCTTCTCCCGGATCCTCAGCTCCGTCGCCGACGACCGACCCTCCGCCCACCGGGCATGTACCTCGGCCGTGTCGACCGCGAACTGCCAGTCAGCCTCCGACCACAGCCGGCAGTGCGGCATCCGGGATACAACCTCCCACCACCGCCGGGTCGCCGCCGGCCACTTCGCCCGGACCGTCCCCCCGTCCTCGGTGGTCACGTACCGGACCGGCAACCTCGGCACCGGCCCCGCGTACGGGGTGGACTCCACCTCGGTCCAGTCGTGGACCGGCGCAGTCCGGTTCCGGCGCTGACCCTCCGGCTTCGGCTTCCGACCAGCAACCGGCACGGAGAGTCACCTCCCAGATAGATCACGTTTCATACAGTGGCTGGAACGCT